GAGCGGCAAACTGGTGGTGGAATTTGCGCGGAATCCGAAGGATTTTCCGCTCAACAATTACGTCCAGATTCAAACCTCCCAGAAGCCTGCCGGTTATTATCTGGTGATGACCTCGGAGCAGGCGGCCCGGGTCATCAATACGGATTTGCGGGAGTTCATGTGGGCCCCCGGCAATGAGGCCCCGGATGGGAACTGGAACCTGGAGAGTTTTGAGTTCCAGCCCTTTGAGTGCAAGCGGTATGCCTATCCCTTCCGGATGGACATGGAGACGGCCCGCAACGCCAGCTGGGACATTGTGGCCCAGCACGCCCGTTATGCGGCCCAGCAGGCCATGACGGTTCGCACCCAACTGGCCGCTAATGTCCTGCTTGACAGCAGCAACTACGCTGCCAATCACGTGATCAATGCCACGTCTGCTCACGGGGCCTGGAGTACCTCCCCGACATCTGGTACGGGGGCCTTTGCTATCCTCAACACTTTGACGGCGGCGGCTGAAGTGATTCTAGACGATACGTTGGGCATGGTGACCAAGGACGACCTCGTCCTTGTCATGGGGTCTGGTCTGGCGCGTCTGATCGCCAAAGCCCCTGAAATCACCGAAATGCTCAAGTATCAGGCGGGCTTCGATTTCATTCGGGGGGCCAGCGAACGCACGAACGTCAGCTACGGCGTTCCCGAAAGTCTGCACGGATTTAAGGTTGTGGTTGATGAGACCCGCAAGGCGACCAGCAAGAAAGGCGGTGCGCGTGCTGTCAGTTCCGTCTGGCCTAATAACCAAGCCGTGCTGTTAGCCCGGCCTGGCGGGATGGAGGGGGCCGCCAACGTCATCAACTTCGCGGCCTGCTGCTTCTTCATGTATGAAGAAATGACGGTCGAGCAGCGCGACGACCCTGACAACCGTCGTGTGGAAGGGCGTGTCGTGGAAGATTATGACGTTCGTTTAGTGGCCCCGGCGGCAGCTGTGTTGATCACGAATATCACCTGAACCATGCTGGCAACCGTCGATGATTTGATTGACCGCTTTGATCGCCAGTTGTTGGCTGATCTGGCCCGCGACGACGGGACGCCGGAAGATGATCTTGCCAGCAATCCGCGGATTTTGTCGGCCCTCAAAGACGCCAGCGGGGAGGTCCGAAGTGCGATCCTGCAGGGGCGGCGTTACACTCTGGAAGACCTGCAGAATCTCGAAGAGGACGACGCCGCTTTTCTCAAACGATTGGTCTGCACCCGCGCCGTGCTCAATCTGGCCGCGGCGCGGGTCAGCACGTATGGGGAGGAAAATTATCGCGCGGCCCAGGAATGGGTGGAGGAAAAGCTCTCGCAGCTCGCCAGAGGAGAGCGGGTCTTTGCGACGCCGGGGGTCCAGGATGCGGGGTTGCCGAAAACCGAAGCCCCGTCCTTAGTCGAAATTCAGCGGATGAACCTTTTGGTTGATCGCTGCGACGGATACTATCCGAGCCGCCCTGATCGCATGGCTCGATGATTGAGGAGAACAATCTATGGCCATTTCGATTCAAGTCTCTGGGACCGTCCTTGTCAAAGTTGGGCCGCAGTCGTGCCAAGATGCGGCTCTGGAATCTCTGGGATACACGTCGAATGGGGCTCGCATTCAGGAAGAGGATTTTTATGAAGAGGTCCATACCGACGAGCAAGGAGGCGACGCCGGACCTCCTGTGGAACTCATCTATCATGGGAAACGGGTCCGTGTCACCCTTGAACTTGCCAAATGGGATGGCGCGGTGGCCGATAAATTGGCTGCCCGTGTCAGTCAGACATCGACAACTCCTCAACCGGGCAAGCAGCTGGAGGCTGGAATTCCAATGATTGCCAGTCAGAAAGCCTTTCGGCTCGTACTTAAAAGCAGCGTCGGCAGCTGGGACCTGCCGGTGGCTATCGTCCGGGGTCAGTTTGAAATTAACAAAGGTTCGCGTCCCAGTCGTCTTTTAATCTCATTTGAGTGCTACCCGGATTCAACGGGGATCATCTACAAGCCCTACACAGGAACCTGAGCATGGCGGGGGATGGTCTCTACCTGGTCACGCAGGAGGGCGTCAAAGAAATCCCTGGCATGCCGCCGGGGAACGGCCGGTCTGTGTTTCCCCATGGCGCGAGTTTTCTGGGGCTGTTTTCGGGCGGTTCAGCCCGCGTGTATTGGCCGTCGGATACGGCGCTGCGATTTGCCAGGCAAAACGCCATCAAGATGCGGGCCGACGCCTCCGTCATGGAGTGCGTGGAACTCCGCCAGCGGGCCGCGGCCCTCCTCGACTGGCGAATCGAATGCGACAAGGATGATCCAGTTTACGGTCAAGCCAAGAGTGTTCTTGAGAAAATCCTCCGTCGGATTCCGCGGTTCCTTCAATATCGGGAAAACCTTCTCCATGCCCTGTGGTTCGGGCGGTACGCCATCGGCAATCGGTACGCTTGGGAATGGATCGACGGCGAAAAATGTGTCGTTGTCAAGTCGTGGCATCCGATCCACGGCGACAAGCTCGTCTGGAAGATTGATTCTGACGCGACGGATATTTTTGATGGTCTTGGCATTCGCGTGGGCGGCGTCTCGGGATTGAGCGAAGACGTGCGTCAGTGGCATGAGGAGCACCGGCGGTGGATTGAATCAACCGAATTCGGCTGGGCCTACTTCCCTCCGCCGGGGAAACGGGAACTCCTCGTCGTCCATCGCCACTACATCGAGGACGGCGAGTACGAGGAGCCACGCAACGCCTCGCGGATCTTCGGCGTGGGGATCCGCGACCGGATCTACTGGACCTGGTACCAGAAGCTCGACGCCCTGGCCTGGCTGATGGAGTTCCTGGAGCGGAGTGCCTTCGGGATCGAACTCTGGTACTACCCCGCGGGGAATCCCCAGGCCCGGGAGGAACTCCGTCAGGCCGCGGCGGAGCGGGCCGGGCCCAACAAGAACATCCTGCTGGTGCCGAGGCCTCCGGGGATGGAAGGGGCGGTCTACGGCGTGGAACGGATCGAGCCGTCGCTGGCCGGGGCCCAGGCCCTCAAGGAGATCATCACCGACTATTTCGGCCACCAGATCAAGCGCTATATCCTGGGACAAACCCTCACCACCGAGGCCCACGCGACGGGTCTCGGTTCCAATCTTGCGTCGATCCACCTGGACACCTTCCTGCAGATCGTCCGCTATGACGCGATCAATCTCCAGGAGACGATCACGGACCAGGTGGTCCGCCGCCTCGTGGGCTGGAACTGGCCTGGACTGGATGCCCAGGCCTTCCGCTTCGTCATCGAACTGGAACGGGACGATACGCGGGAGAAGCTGGAGGCCCTCCAGGCGGCCTTCAACATGGGGCTCAAGATCCGGGCCGCCGACCTCCGCGAGCTCCTGGACATCTCCGATCCCGGTCCGGAGGAGGAATTCCTCCAGAATCCGGCCTACCGCTCCCTGGAACAGGGGAGTCCGGGGTCGGAACCCCCTCCTCCCCAGCCAGTCGCCAGGGAACAGTACAGCCTGCCGGACGACGTCCGCCAGAAGATCGCCGGCCATCCGGAGATCACAAGGACGACATCGGAAGAGACCGGCGGGACCTACGAGAAGATCGGCGGTCACTGGGTCCGCACCGACAAGGAGGCCGGGGCGGGAGAATCTGGACCGAACCTTCCCCAGCACATCTATGTCAGTCCTAATAAAGAGAGCGGCCTGACGCTCGAACAGGCCCGGGAAAAACTCGGCAGTCCCGAGCATCGGCAGTTCCGGCAGCGGGCCCTGGAGGTCAGCCGAGAAGAGGGTGTATCCCCCAAAAGGGTGTTGGACGCCCTCGGTAACTGGACGACGGGCTCGGAAAACAGCCTGATCCTGGAATTCGAGGACATTCCAGAAAGGATCCTTGACACAATTGCCGCCCGCTTGGGCAAGGAGTATGATCAAGAGGCCGTGGCGACATTCGTGGCGGACTTGCATGGCACCGATGCTCGCTGGATAGGTGTGTTTGAGACGCCTGCCGAAAAGGTGATTGAAACTCTTAACGAAAAGGGGATTGAGCGCAGAACGATTGTGGAATTGCCAATGAGGAAATCGCTCGTCCTTTATTGTGACGAGCACGATTCACTGAGGCGAAGGATCGGCTCCATACGGACTGCGAAGCATTTGAATCTTGAGCAAGAACAGCTCACGATTGGGAGGTTTGGGATTATCTGGGACAGTCAATACGATGACGTTCTCAAGGGCGGAGGAGGATCGCAACGTATGGCACAAGAGCAATTGCCGTGGTTCATGAACGATGAAATTGTCGCCAAACTCTCCGACAAGTCCAAGGCATGGGTCGCAGTCCTCCGTCGGCAGTATGAGGCCCGACGACTGCCGGAAGAGGAGCGTCGGAAACGATTGGAGGAGATGTTGAAGGAATTTGAAAAGGCAGGTTGCGTGATTACCAATCCTCCAACGTCAAGAACTGATGATTCGCGAAACAGTTCCGCTTCCGATTCCCTCATCGTTTAGACCCGGCAACCTGTTACACTGGATCCCCGGCAGGCTGGGGACGAAAACCCGCAAGAAACACCAACCACCAATCGCGAATGCCCCCGAGGGTTGGGACTACGAAAAAGTTGTCGTGTCAGGCGTCCTGGAAGGTGGTCGGTTTAATTTCATTTCTCGGGATGGCTACGACGAGTATCTCCGGCGAACGGGGAGGAGGGAAAAGATGGCCGAGGAAAAGAAGCCCTGGTTCCTGGATGAGGAATACCTTCGCACCGCTTCCGACAAAATGAAGATCCTTGCCAAGTATGCGCGTTCGCAGTGGGAGTGGGAACACATGTCGGAAGAGGAAAAGAGAAAAAAGTTGGAGCTGATGGACCGGCAAGACGAGGAATTGCGCAAACTGGGGATGCTTGGTCCCTACACCCTCAAGGCCCTCGAAGAGCGGAAAAAGGCCCAGTCTTCCAGTTCCGATGAAGCTCCACCTTTCGACGAAGACAAAAACGCCAACGGAACGATCATCCTGTAGTTCAACGACCACCGTTTCTTAACGTCGCCGGAGTTGGGACGACGAAACATACGACCGCCCGCCGATTTATTTCATGCGGTATGTGGGAGATACCCGAGACCCCGAAGAGATTCGCCGTCGGGCGGAAACTGGATATTATGGGGAGTTCCGTTCAAAAGACCACCCCATCGGTTTCGTCGAGGATTCGCCATGACTGAACACACCAGAAGGCGACCGCAAACCTTAGAAGAGGCTTACGAGTTGGCGAAGAATTTCGTTCAAATTCCGACCAAACTCACGGAGCCCAAGCCGCCTCCGGAGGACCTCCCGCCGGAGGAGTACAAGAAGGCCGAGGCGGAATACGAACAGAAAATGAAGCAGTACCATATCGAGTCCCTCTACGGGGCCAACTATAAGGACAATCCACTCTATCAATATAACGAACCGTACATTGATGCCCGATGGGAGGCGATCAAGGACCTTATCCTCTAAAGTCCTGGTCCGGACTGACCGGTACGCCCCGAAAAACCGTGGTCGCGAAACGCCGGTGGCGGCCCGACACATGTCGGACAATGTCTCCCATTGAAGCACCACCGGGTGAGGGTCTTTTTGAGAATGAATGCCATATCAGCACCCCGTCAGATAAGAAATACACCCCGCAAAGAAACGTGGGTGGGAAGCCGGGGGTACTGTGCGGCTTGTCGGTCGTCGCCTATCCCACCCACCGAGTCGGCGTCATGATACTGGCTTAACGTTAGGTGAGCAAGGTTCAGTCATGACCCCACACTGCGGACAGCGCCACTCGGTCCAGTAGTCATATGCTTTGATGGTGTTCCGTTGTCCTAAGGACGGCGACGGCGCCGGGACATATGTCCCAACTTCAGTCTTCTGTCTGTGTAGAATCCGCAGTATGGACCTCTACACATCGTCTGCGGACAGCGGTTTGTTCAATCTTCTGGGAAAGCTCTTTGCCCTAGGTCGGGCGGTGGATGCCGCCCGTTCAGGGACGGTCTTGACCAAACGTCAGGCCCTGGATGCGGTTCTCGACCTTTGTCCTGAAGCGCAGGCGGCGATCAACGGGCACAGTTCGTGGGAAGCTGCAGGGGCCGGTCTTCACGCTCAGATTCTGTCAGCAGCCCAGAATCTTCTCCGCCGCTATGTCGAGGAAAAGAATCTCACTTATCGCAGCCTCGTCGAATCTTTAGAAATTGTGCGCAATGATTTACTGAGCGGCGGTTATTATTTTGCATCGTCGGCAAAATCCCTGACCATCACTCCGGGGGCGGCCAATCAGGGAGACGCCGCGATTGCCGTCGCCGACCGCAACGCCTACGGCGAATCGGTATGGGTTCATCCCGAAACCATCAATCTACGAAGCAACGGCACGACAATAACCGTCTTGGGCAGTCGGCAGCCATCGTTGAAACGCTGGGACCGGAGCTGGCCGGGCGGGTCCGGCGCCTTTTTCACTCTTAGCATTGCGACACTCTCTCAGTCGCTGCTGGAAAATCCTGGATTCGAAACGACGACTGCCAACAACACGCCAGAAGATTGGACGATTCACACTGGCGCTGCTGGCGCCACCATTTTCATTACTGAGCCTGAGCAGCAACAGATCACGATTTCCGGCGGTCCTACCGGCGGCTATTTTGTTCTGACCTGGACTGACCCAACTGGTAAGTTATGGCAGACGCCGCAGATCGGACCGGCTCCGACGGCAAGCGACATTCAGACGGCTCTCCGGTCGGTCCCCGGACTGAGTGACATCACGGTTGCTGGGACAAACCCCTTCACAGTCACGTTTGAAAATACGCCGGGAGACATTGCCCAGCTGGGCGTGATCAACCGATTGACAGGCGGAACCAGCCCGCAGGTCACAGTGACGACGACGCGGAGCGGCGACGTTCTCGCCTATCGAGGACGTGCTCTGAAACTCGTCGGCAACGGCAGCGAACAAACGACGCTGTATCAATCCTTGGTTCTCAGCCCGGCCCGTGTCTATTTTCTCTTCGCCCGTGCACGGCGATCATCGGCGGCAACCGGAGAAATCCGTTTCGAGCTTCGGCGATCCGTTGGCGACGCCGCGCTCCCCGACTCCAGCGGAACGCTCAATCGGATTACGGTTAACGTTGCGAACCTGTCAGCGTCGGGACACACGGCCGTCAGCGGGACATTTCGACTCCCAGTCAATTACGGCACTGACCCAGTCCTGCTTGTTGTCACGGCCTCGACTCCTATCAACAGCGGCCAAGCCGTGGCCATCG